CCGAAGAAGTATTCAAGGGCGGCATATTAAAAGAACGCACCGACACAGGCCGCATTTACCTTGTGTTCATAGACAATGTGATGAACCAAGGTCCATTTGATCCTGAATATCATACCATCTACCAGAGTAACCTATGCTGTGAAATACTTTTACCTACTAAATCTTTTAAACGTCTCGATGATGTGGACGGCCGCATTGCTCTTTGCACACTCGGCTCGATTAACTGGGGAGCATTCCGTAATCCAGAAGACATGCGTCGTGCTTGTCGTATTTTGCAACGTAGTCTATGCAACATACTGGACTATCAGGACTTTTTAAGTATTCAAAGTAAATTAAGCAACGATGAAATTCAACCATTAGGCATTGGCATTACTAACCTAGCATATTGGCACGCCAAGAGAAACTTTAAGTATGGTGAAAAGGATGCTTTACAAGAAGTTAAATCCTGGATGGAACACCAGGCCTATTATCTAACAGAAGCCAGTGTGGAGTTAGCTGCTGAACGCGGCCCATGTTTGCATAGCGAAAAAACTCGTTATGGTCAAGGTACATTTCCCTGGGAACTCAGAGCCGAAGGCGTTAATGAACTAACTAACTTTAAACCTGAACTAGACTGGGAAACCCTCAGAGCTAAAATGAAACAAACTGGCATTCGTAATGCCACGCTCATGGCCATTGCGCCAGTTGAAAGTAGTAGTGTAGTTATTAATAGTACCAATGGAATTGAAATGCCCATGAGTCTTATTACTGTCAAAGAAAGCAAGGCTGGCAGTTTTATACAGGTAGTTCCAGAGTATCATAGGCTCAAGAACAAATATGAACTAATGTGGGAACAGACTGATTGTATAGGTTACATCAAAACTGCTGCGGTATTAGCTGCCTATGTTGATCAAAGCATAAGTACTAATACATTTTATTCGCCAAGGCATTTTCCAGATCGCAAAGTGCCATCTACGTTAATTGCTAAGAATTTGATGCAAGCACATTACTGGGGGTTGAAAACTTTTTACTACTCACTTATCGAGAAACAAGGATCTAAAGCACCGGATGAAGAAGCGCCGCCGATGCTAGACCCTATTAACTACGATGACGAGGAATCCTGCGAAAGTTGTAAACTATAGACACAGAATGGAACAATTTAAATGAGTAAAGAACAATATAATCTGTCAACCAAGACAGACTATCTAAGTCGTAAGATGTTTCTGGATCCTGCAGGCCCAGTTACTATCCAAAGGTTTGAAGAAGTTAAGTATCCTAAAATAGCAAAGTTTGAAGAAACTGCTCGTGGATTCTTTTGGCAACCCGAAGAGATTAGCCTTACCAAAGATGCTGGTGACTTTAAGGAAGCATCAGATGCCATTAAACATATTTTTACCAGTAACTTGCTACGACAAACTGCATTAGATAGTTTACAGGGTCGTGGTCCTACACAAGTTTTTTCGCCTGTATGTTCATTACCAGAGCTCGAAGCTCTGTTACTAAACTGGGGCTTCTTTGAGACAAACATTCATAGCAAGAGCTACAGTCACATCATACGCAACATCTACAATGTACCCAAGGAAGTGTTTAATACTATTCACGATACCCAAGAGATTGTGGAAATGGCTTCTAGTGTTGGAAAGTATTATGATAATTTGCACAAATTAAATTGCCAAAAAGAAATAGGCACAATGCTTGAGAGTGAAAAGGAACACATCCGAGCAATCTGGTTAGCACTGAATGCTAGTTATGCATTAGAAGCATTCCGCTTCATGGTATCGTTCGCTACCAGCCTGGCCATGGTAGAGAATAAAATCTTCATGGGCAATGGTAACATTATTAGTCTTATCCTACAGGATGAGCTATTACATAAAGGTTGGACTGCCTACTTGATCAATCAAGTGGTCAAAGAAGACGCCAGATTCGCTCAGGCAGCTACAGAATGTCAGAAAGAAGTTTATGAGTTGTACATGGATGTTATTCGCGAGGAGAAAGACTGGGCTACTTATTTGTTTAAGAAGGGCCCTGTGATTGGACTAAATGCCAACATACTTCGAGATTTTGTGGACTACACAGCAAATCAATCGCTCAAGGACATAGGCATTAAATACCAGACAACGGCACCCAGAACTACGCCCATACCCTGGTTTAATAAGCACTCAAATACCTCTAATAAGCAAACAGCATTGCAGGAAAATGAGAGCACTAATTATGTTATAGGGGTAATGAGTACAGAACTGGATTATGAAGCATTACCCAATCTATAAGGAGTTAAAATGACAATATTAGAAAATTATGTAGTAAAGTCACAGTCAACAATGTCTGACAAGACCAAAGAGCAAATAAGAACTAGTGAAGATTTTAAACAAATCAAAGGATTATGGAGTACTTTTGAACGAATTGAACAAAAGAATCGCTGCCTGCGTGTTAGGTTTCTGGATTGGTTGTCAGAAAAGGTAGCCTATTATGGCCGAACCTGGAGCGTAAAAATTAAGAAAGTTTCGGACAATATACATAGTCCATGTGTAATTAAATTAAAGGATTAAAATATGAAAGCTGTAATTTGGAGTAAAGATCATTGTCCCTATTGCGATCAGGCCAAGCTTCTGTTAGAGCTCAATAGGATAGAGTATGAAGAACGCAAGATTGGTGCTGGATATACCAAAGAGCAATTATTAGAGGCAGTACCCACTGCTCGTACCGTTCCACAGATTTTCCTGGATGGTAATTTAGTGGGCGGATATAGCGAACTCAGACACATACTAGACTAGGAAATTTTATGCTTATTGATGTAGGATTCAAAGAAAACGATTTAGTTACTATCAAGTTAGTTACTGGCGATGAAATCATGGCCAGGTTCAAGGAAGAAAAGCCCAACAGTTATAAAATTCATAGGCCTTTGACCCTGCAAGCCACACAGCAGGGCATGGCATTGGTTCCCTATGCCATGACTGTTAGTGACGATATTAGCCTAGAAATACTAAAATCTAGTTGCATCTTTATATGTAAGACTCGGCCTGAAATTGAGCCAGGCTATATACAGGCCACCACTGGTATCAGCACGATAAATACTAATAACATAGTAAGGTAAAACATGCCAGGTGTAGTCAGAATGGGTGATATTAATAGTGCTGGTGGTAGTGTCATAGGCAGTACCGCTGGTACAGTATTTGTAAATGGACAACTGTGCGCCATCATAGGTAGCCTAATCAGCAGTCACGAACCTTATGGTCCACCACACCCTCCTCACGAAGCAGCAACCATAACCACAGGCAATGCCACAGTCATAGTAGAAGGTCAGCCCATAGCCATACAAGGTAGTAATAATACCTGTGGCCATGTCATGACAGGTTGCTCTGGCGATGTGTTTGCTTAAGGGATAACATGGGCTGCGCCGCTACTACACCAATTACTAAAACTCGTATACAGGCTGCTACACCATCAGCACCGCCTGCTGTACCAGTAACAACCACCAGAGCTATAACTGGTAATCCAGCACAAAACACCAAGGACGATGCCCCTAAAGAAGCTCTTACTGGTAAACCATTTGATTGTTCAGATTTTCCTCTGGATGGATACGAAACTGAAGATGTTTATAAAACTCAAATTAGTAAGTATTTTACACTGGCTGATTTAAGCATAGGTGGTAAGTATGGCCCTTATAAAATTATTAGTGGTGCTTTGCAAGGACATAAGATTAAAGGACAGAGTATCTCTACCAGAGATAGTCAGCCTACATTCTACGGTGAACGAGCCATAGCTTGTCATTTAAAATTATTAGCTACTAATTTATTAGACCCACTCAATGACTATATTATTAGTCAGGGTTATACCATGAAGATTAGTTCAGGATTTAGACAGGGCACAAGCCCTAGTGATCATGGTCGTGGTTTGGCTGCTGATGTTATATTTTACAAGAATGGTACAGAGGCTACAGAATCACAACGAGTAGCCATATGTAACTGGATCATAGCTAACTTGGACAACAATCTTAGACAGATTATATTTGAAAAAATGAATCGTAAAGGCGGTGGTGGTTGGATACACCTAGCAGCCAAGACTAGTAACATTGGGGCATCAGCAGCCAAGGTGTTTACTATTTGTGTCAATGATAACTTTCAGGGTGTAGGCATCCCCACAGCAGGATATACACTTCTATCATGAGTTACAGTCCTCTAAGTACATTAGCCAGCATGGGGTTCATGAAAAATACAGGCCTAGACCTTAGTTATATGACAAATATAACATCTAGTTATAATGCCAATCCCATAGTAAATGACTTTAAAACCTGTGTTACTCTGGCAGAAGCCATAGACACAGCTCTGGGAGCAAGTGCCAATGGTCCTAGTGTATCTGCCATAGGTGGTGAAGTACTACCAGGATTATTGGGCAGTATACCTAGTACTGCTGCTGAAGCTTTAGGTAGTGGAACTTTAGCAGATACTGCCATGGAACAAGCTCAATCCATCTTTCCAGGTGGTGACATTAGTAGTTTTGTACAAAACTTTGGTAAGAGTTCTGGCGCTGCCAGCATGGGTAATGATTTATTGAATGCCGCTAAAAAGTTCATGGGCAAAGGATTCACAGAGATGGGCGGTGGTGTTACCAAAATAAGTGACATTGCTACAGGTGGTTTTGGTAATCTAAGTAAAGTAGCTGGTGTTGGTCTTGCAGAGCTTGGTGCTCAGTTAAAGAAAGCTGGTGACAGTGTTAATATTCAGGATGTAGTATCACAAAGCACTGAATTATTAAACAACAGTGTAGCAACGGCCAAAAACCTTATTGAACGCGGTGCTGGTGATATTGGTGGGCTAACACAACAGGTACAAGGCATCATGGGTAGCGCACTTGGAACAGGTGGTGCAGCTTCACAAGGGTTGAACGCATTAACTGCCAATGCTGGGACTTTAACTGCTGTGATAGGGGTAGCTGGTTCCTTGGCAAATAGAGTTGGTGGTGTCAATACCAATGATCTAACTTCAGGTGCTACCGGAATTATAGCCGAAGCTCAGGGTGCATTGGCTGGTGCTGGCGGCATTAATGGCATTTCTAGCAGAGTACAAGATGCGTTAGGTTCTGTACCAGCCATAGCAGAACAAGCTCAGGCACAATTAGTAGGAGCACTGGACCAGTTTAAAGATAACCAATTTGCTTCTGAAAAAATTAAAGGTGTATTGGACGGGATAACTGATTCAGGAGATCTAAGTAAACTTAAAGATACTCTGGGACTAGATGCAGATCTTGATCTTAATAGTGCAGCTGACTTGTTGGATCCAACCATAGCAGTACCAGCATTAGATAACTTCCTTAATACAGAAGTATTGTCCAACATCAAAGATTTAGTAAGTGGAGTTCCCGGTGGCGAAAACCTTCAGAGTTTTACAGATCTGGGAGATTTATTACAAGGCTTAGAGGATGTACCAGCATCAGATAAACTAGATGCATTGGCTAATTTTATTAATCCAGACGACTTTGATGATTTATTATCAGAATTTCCAGACATGGATGATGTTGAAGCAGGTCTCCAAACATCAGACATGATTGGTGTTGTAAGTGGTGGTGCAGTGGGTGATTTATTAAAAGAAGCTAACAGCGCCATAAAGAAATTAGAAGGTACTGCTGAATATAATAGTGTGGCTGTACTAGTTGCGGCATTACAGGCTGATTTATTGGCGGCTCCCTCAGACCCATCATATCCACAAGATTACACTTTAGTACCGTTTTTTAGTTCGGGCCTAAGTATTACAGATCATAAAGATCTCATTGAAACAGCCATGAGCAGTATTGTTACAAGTGGCAATAACTTGTTACAGGATCAGGTAGCCAAGTTATCAGGTGGCTTTAGTGTAGCAGCATCCAAACTTGCTAGTCAGGTAGGTGGACTAGATAAGATGGGAATAGATTTGACACAAGTACAGGCAGGTAATAAAATGGCACTTATAGGATTTGGTCGTAGCCTAGGAGACTTTGCAAAAAATCCTGACAATGAAGAAATTTTAACTAAACTATGTGGCGATAGTGAAATAGGAGAAGCCATTAAAGTACACATAGTAGAGAAGAAAAATATAGAAATCTTCAGTAAATTTGGTATTTCATTACCAAATATGCTCAGATAACTGTAGTTAAGTACACAGTTTATAAGTTTACAAGTACTATAACGCAGGTGTCAGAGTTTTAAATATCTAACCAACTAAAGGAGTCGAACTATGCAAGCAGAATTGCTAACACGACGTATGATGGTTGTGTTTTCCCTAGTAATGCTAATTAGTTTAGTATTCAATGTGAAGTTTTTTACAGACATAAACTTCCTGGAAAGTACAAGCTATGTGCCAATCGCACAAACAAGTTTAGCCAATGTAGGCTCAGCTGAAATGAAGTGCCTGGCAGAAAACATTTATCACGAATCTGGTAATCAGAGTTTTGTAGGAAAATTAGCAGTAGCCATGGTTACTCTAAACAGAGTACAGCATCCAGACTATCCCAAAACTATCTGTGGTGTAGTATATCAGGGCAGCACTAATCCCAATACCTTCGCCTGTCAATTTTCATGGACCTGCGATCCACTACACAATAAAACCACCAACATTGCTAATCGTTGGACCGAGAGTTTAAAAGTAGCTCAGGTTGCAGTAGCTAGTAAACAAAGCATGGCAGACATTACTGAAGGTGCGACCCATTTCCATGCTGCCTATGTTAAGCCTGTCTGGGCTAAAACACTACGCAGGGTAGCGCAGATAGACGACCATTTATTCTATAAAAGGTAAATACTTAGTAACTCAACTGAAAGGATGGTCCTATGGCAAAAAGCAAAATGCAGGAACAGTTCGGTAATGAAATTACTAGTAGTGATTACGGGTTTATTCTAGACCATGATGGCGATTTAAAAGCAGTATATATGCCCTCAGAAGGTAGTATAGAAGTTCCACCAAGCGTTAAGAAGATATTCAAAGCCATGGGTATCGCTAACCCAGATACTATTGAAATGACTACCGTACACTAAGTCATTGATTGTAACGGAGTTTTTTGGTATTGCTTTTTTCTATGAAGTATGTTATAATCCAGGTATGAAAATTTCTTATTGCTCAGATTTACACCTAGACTTCGGACCAGGCTTAGAACTGCCTGGTGGCGAAGTCTTGATTTTAGCTGGTGATGTTGTAGAACATAACAGGCTAAAACATAGTCCAGAGCTGCAAAACTTTTTCCAGACTGAGTGTGCAAAATACCAACAAGTATTTTACATTCTGGGTAATCATGAACATTATAATGGTACCTTTAGCAAAACTCTGGAGCGTATGCAAGAGTTTATGCCCGATAACATCAGGCTCATGGAAAACGATTGCATAAACTACAAGGGCATTAATTTTGTGGGTTGTACACTCTGGACTGACATGAACAAACAGGATCCACTTACACTATATCAGATGCCTAATCTGATTAACGATTATCGTTGCGTTAAAAATGAGTATCAGGGTGGCTATGGTAAATTAACTCCTGGACATACAGCTCAGGTGCATTTTCACAGTGTAAAATATCTGAAAGAAACTCTGGAGTCTGTAACCGTACCAACTGTGGTGTTTACACATCATGCTCCTACTCTGGAAAGCATTAATGTTAGGTATCGTACAGCGAAAGATCACTGCATGAATGGTGGATATGCCAGTGACCTTAGTCAATTAATTCTAGATTATACCGACAAGGTGCCTTACTGGATTCATGGCCATATGCATAATGAAGTAGATTACCTGGTGGGCAATACCAGAGTATTATCTAATCCCAGAGGCTATCTGCCCTATGAAGCACAGGCCCTATCTTTTGCTGTGAAAGATATAGAAATTTAATGCAAATTATCTGGGTAATAGATGTACCTAAACTTAAGGTAAGAGCTGTAGATTCAACTTATTATTTTATGAATGAATCATTAATGGATCCTGTACAGGACTGGTGTTGGACTAATATGCCCAATGCTAAAAGAATAAGTTTTGATACTTTTCAATTTGATACAGAAGCCAACATGACTTGGTTTTTAATGAAATGGGGTTAACATGGAAGAACTAGAATTTCCGTATACGGTGTCTGTGAGTTGGAAAGATGGTGATACTATGATGTCCTGGAACGAAAAGTGTGCCTGGGTCATAGAAAATTTAGGACTACCTGGCCACCGTTATGTATATCATGCTACTTGGCATAATATGACATTTTCTACTAAGACCGAAGAAGACGCCTGTTTCATAGCATTAAAGTGTAGTTAGATGTTACCTCATGTAGTATATTTTACCTTTCGCTATGAGGATCAGTTTTCCAAAAGCATGGCAGAGCACAGAGAAAAAATAGACTGGTGTTATCAGAATATTGGTAAAGAAAACATAGACTGGTCTTATGATGATGTAGCATTTTACTTTAGGCATGAAGAACATAAAAGTTGGTTTTTGTTAAGATGGTATCATAAAGAAAATTAAATCAGACATGACATTTTCATTTGTTTTGGTATTGTATCTCTCTTACCCTGTGACCATGTTCTACACAGACGTGTTGAGCTGTGTGAGTGATCTTGACAAATATAGCAGACCACCTTACAATATACGTGGTGATTGTTTGACTTGGACCCAAGCACATAAAAGGAATTTGGTAGTGCGATGAGTGGAATTTTTCACACTGGCTGGCATGTGGTTAGTATATCAGCCCCTGATCATTTTGAGAACGGACGCATGGCGCCCTATCGTGGCTGGACAGATTGCATCGAGTGGTGCAGGGACAATATCGGTCCTGAGTGGCCACATTCGCCTTGGCGTTTTGTAAGTGAGGGCGTGTTTGAATTCGAACAACAAGCCCACGCGGCTTGGTTTATGTTGAGGTGGGCCTAACACATGGTCCCAACTATCGAACGCTATCCCTGCTCTGTGCGCATCACCATGGAACTATGATTACTAATATAGGTAAGATACATCGTGTAGACCGCCCCTGGGCAGAAAAGTTTGCCTGGCTTCCGTGTCGTACTCTGGGTGGACGCTGGGTATGGATGAGCCACATATATCACAGGCGTGTGTGGCGTTATACTGGATTTGTATCTGAACCTTTTTCTGAATACGGTGATGTTTTTGATGTGCTCAGAGCAGATATACCCGAAGATACTATAGAATATATCTAATGAAATCAATGAGTTAGAGAACTCTGAAAACTGGCTTGACTTTTGGCCCTAAATAGCTCATAATGCTTGCATAGTAACTAACTAGGAGCGCAAGATGTACAAGATTACAGCACTGGAAGAACAAATCAGCAATGCTGAAGTAAACTTGAAACTATTGCAAGCAGAGTATGATAAGCTGCGTCTAGAAACTCTGCGCCAAGTTAAAATGACCAAGGTTGGTGCTACCACGACACTGGAGTTTGGAAAGCGTGTAGTCAAAGCCAAAAAGAACCGTCATAATCGCCTCAAATTAACGGAGGGTGGTCGTACCCTGGACTCAGATTACATGGGTGGGATCCACGACCTCAGGTTTGCCATGGCCAGGGGTTTCAAAATTTAGGTTGACTTTTACTTGCCATTTTGCTACAATATGGACATACAGTAAACAAACAGGAGCCAGTTATGAAATCCATCACCATCCAGATTTTTGCAGATCCTGGTCACGCCTGGGCCCGTTTTCCCAAAGCCCGTTTAGAGAAACTGGGCATTGCAGATAAGATTACCAAATATAGCTATCAGCGTGGTGCCAATGCGTTCCTGGAAGAGGACTGTGATCTGAGCCTGTTGATGACTGCGCTCAAACAGCGTGGTTACGAGGTCAAGTTCAAAGAGGCTCATACCAATCGCCAGAGCAAGATCCGGAGTTATAGCCAGTATTACTACAAAGCGCCTGAGCGCAAAACCATGGTGGTTAAAAACCTTATGACGGGCAAGCCTGTGGAAATCGAAGCTGATACCCCCTGGTGCTGCAATCCTGCTTCGGAAACCTACTGGAGCATGTAAAAAACTTCAATGAAATCAATGGGTTACAGTGCCTGAAAACAGGCTTGACTTTCTAGCCCAGATCATTCATAATGTTGGTATAGTGAATAACAAGGAGCCCCAGATGGACTTGCTCAAAAAAGGTACCAAGATTGCTGGTCAAGATCAAGATCAGTTTATTGTTGG